TGCTGCCGCAATCGTGACAGTGTCGCTCGCTGCGGTTGTTGTGATGGTGACATTGGTTCCAGCAGCGAACGTCAGCGTGTCAGCGTCGGCATCAGCAACGACGTTGTCCTGGCCAGACACGGAAATCGTTTTGAAAGCCGACTCGTTGACCTCGGCACCGTCTGCGACGTTGATCATTGTCCTCAGATTGGCTGGGGTAATCTCCTCGATGGACCCGGCCCCTGACGAATCCCGACCCAGGATCCTGTCTGTCGCAGAGACGTTCTGGATCTCGGCATAGAGAACGCCCTGGTCCTTGATCGTGACCGCTCCACTGCTCACCGAGAAGTTGTCACTGTGGAAAGACGCAACCCCTTTGTTGGACGTGGTAGCGTCTTCTCCTGCCACGGTGATGGTCGCGCTACTGTTGGTGACATCTACACCTGACCCGCCCAGAAGGGTGAAGTCTGCTGAACCTTCGGTATCACTGGCTTTGCTACCAGACCCACTATCGGTCTCGATCGTCACTCCTGTGATGTCACCGCTTCCGCCACCACTGGCATCCTCCCACGAGATGTCCGTGCCATCCGTGGTCAGCACCTGATCGGCATCACCAACCGCCAGAACGGCAGGGTCACCGCTGGCATCCCCATAAATGATTTTGCCCCGGGCAATACCCGCCATCTTCGCCAGCGTCACCCCGTTGTCTTTGATCCTGATCGCGTCAGAACTCGTCTCAATAGTGGAGTCATCCACGTTGACAGCCATGACGGCAGCCGAGGCAGTCAATCCATCACCGGCAAACAAGGTTGCCACGTCCGCGATATTCTCCTTGGCGTGTGTCCCGGTAGCACCGCCATCGAGAAACAGGATGTAGTCGCCATTGGCGATTGCCTGTTCAGACGCCTCGGTCAGGTCCACGTTGAACGTGGTTGTAGACAGGTCCATCAACGTGCCAGCCGAGTAGGTCGTATCGGTGTCGGCCGTCAACTCCGTTTCACCGATGTCACCGCTGATGAAATACAGCTTCCCGTCCGACTTCGTGTAGACCTTGCCGATCCCGGCCTGTTGAGACGGGGTGGAGACCTCGGTCGAGATCGCGATTACCCCCTGCACGTCCAGTTTCCCGGCAGCTGTGGCACTGGCAAAGTTCCCAATCCCTACGTTCTGGCTCCCGTCGATCCGCAACGCCCTGGTGAGGCTGGTCGAGGACCCGCTCCCGGTGAGGAATTCCATCCTCGACTTGACCACGTTTGTGTTGTCTGTGACCGATCCATCCACCTCGATGGCGATGCGGCCACCCACGTTGTACTGGTTCGTATCCCCCACATACCCGTACCCGGCCAGGGCAAACATCTTGTCGCCATCAGAGACTGCAGAACGGTTGTCCAGGGTGCCACGGGACTTCTTCCCTTCAACGGCACCGGCGTTGGCCGAGTCTTGGATACGCTCGGTGATCAGGCCCGCACCAGCGGTCTCTTTCAGGAGATGGAGAGCAGTATCCGGGGAGTTGGTCCCCACCCCGAGTTCTGACAGGACGGAGTGTGTCCCGGTCATCAGGGCCTGGGCTCTGCGAGCCCTGGGGTCCTTGGAGGTGTTACGCGGCTGCTCGAATCCGATGTTCGTGGTCATTAGTAGAAGACCCTTCCAAACCGGCCTGATGTTTCGCTGAAGACAGCCTGCAAGAGTTCCATCGACCATGACTGGCTGACAGTGGTGTTTGCCAGCTTCAGGTAGACAGCGTGCCCCTGTACCCTGCGTCGCTCGGACACGTTCCTTCCTGCTTTGAAGGTCGAGGTGTACAACGCACTTGTCTGATTGTACGCATCTTCAGCACTGTTTCCCCGAAATACGGACATCGTCACGTCCGATGAGCCCTTGGCCAGCAGCGCCCTGATCTCGTTGACGTTCACCGTGCCAAGCGACCGTGGGACGATCGGGCCCAGGTACACATGACTGCTGATTGCCGTCCCGTCATCGTCAGTAGCGTCCACGTCCCATTTCCGGATGTACCCGTCAGCGCCACCCATGAGAATGGCCCGATCTCCAGACGAGTCGCCATCGAAGACGTGAACCGCCCGGGAGTCATGGCTGGACGCCCCGGCAAACTTGTCGATCCACCAGCTGTTGGTCCTTGAGCAGTAGAAGTAGTGTTCGCTGGAGGTGGCACCAGTCTCCAGTGGGGTCACAAGCACATGCACCCCCTTCTCCCTCTCGTTCCAGGCAAGACGAATGAGGTTGGTGTCGAGGTTGATGGAACTCATCCGCTCTTCCATCCGGCCCTCGGTGATCTTCTGCACGCCCTGGCCCGGGGTTCCACGGTAGACGCCACCCCTCGTCCCGAAGACGTAGTAGCTGGCCCCCGAGTCCCTGCACCACGGTCGCCCCCAAGGGGTTCCCACACCGTCTGCCACGAGGTCCAATCGGCCACCCAGCATCGGGTCGCCTGACATCTGCCAGATGGAGTGGTCACAGCCAAAGATCAGGATGTCGTCAGTCACCGGGATGATGCACCTGATCACATCCGGGGCCTGACCTGCAGGCGAGTTCACGCCCGAGACGGCCTGTGTTTCCGTGATCGTGTCCGGGGCGTAGTTCCAGTCGAACGCATCACCAACCTTGCTCATGTACCACTCGGCTGGATCCGCCTCGATCCCAGACATCACGATCCGGCCACGCCAGTTCTCGATCAGCGTGGGCCGCTTGCTGGCCGAGTCGATCGGGAGCGTCCCTGACGTGGGTGTCCATGTCGTGATCGCCCTGGTGGTGGCCTTGTAATACTTGGTGCTCCTGCCGTCTGTGAAGAACAGGTTTGTCCCCAGCTGGGCCGAGAAGATCACCGGGACATTCCGCTCCAAAGCCGGGGTGGTCAGGTCTCCACCGCTGGCGACGCTCGTCCACTCCAGTTCATCGAACTCCTTGACCACGCCGCCAGACACGGCGATCCGGACAGTCTGCCTCTTGGAAGTCGAGTTCTGCGGGTTCAGGGAATACGCAGCTGCACACGAAGATCCCGTATGAGTTGATGTACCGGCACCGTGGGTTGCGATCCAGTCATCTGCGGGAGTGGCCGCCTCGGTGATCCTGGCGACATTGTCGGAGGAAGCATTCTTGAACAGCCGGAAGCCACCCTTGTCGTCGGCTCTGATGACGTTCCAGTTAGTAACGCTGTGCGCGTCTCGATTACCTGCAAGGGCCCCGGTGTCGAGGTCGGTAACCCATCCAACAGAACTGCCTGTGCCATAGACGTTACCCCCACATATCCCCAGGCGGGAGTTCACAGGATCATAGGACAGAGACCGGCTGGTTCCCGCGTTGGTTTGTTGCCAAGCCTGCACTCCAAACTTGCTCACCTTGGTCACGGCATGGCTCAGGGTGGATCCGCTGCGGGTGAGGCAGTAGAAGTTGCCCAGCCCGTCACTGGAAATGTCCAGTTCCTGGTTGGTGTCAGTAGGTGTCGCGTCCGGGGCGTAGGTCTGCAACTCCTTGGACAGGATCTGCTCACCCGTCTCGACATCGATCAGCTGCAGCGACAGTCTCGCGTTGTGGGAGATCGTGAACGTGCCAGACCCGCCAGACTGCGTCAGCGTGATCTTCTTGTTCGTTCTGGAGGACCCCTGCTGGGAGACCGCGACGGCCACGCTGCTTCCGCCACTATCCGTCACCGTGGGGAGAACAATATCCTGCAGCTGAAGATCTTCCTGAAACTCGATCGTCACCGGGCTGGTCCCCAGGGGACCGCCACTCACGGCAATCTTGTTGGCATCAAGATGGGACAGCGCCACCAGCTTCTCCTGCACGGAGTTTCCAGAACTCCCCGTGGCAGCAGCGTTGTAGGCAATGCTCGCGGTGACAGTGTCAGCGGATCCAGCGGGAGCACTGTCGTTGAGGCAGAGCATCCCGATGACCCCGTCCGTCTCGGTCATCAGGTTGATGGGCTTATCGTCGTACCCGCTGCTGGGATAGAAGTGCTGGAAGTTGGCGGTGGACTGGTTCTGGGAAACGATCCAGAAATCGCTCTGGGTTCCGCCACCGCTGGCAGCGTCCAGCAGGTTGCCGGTGGATGTGCTCATCCTGTAGATGGCCTCACCATTGACGCCGCTGATGTTCTTCACCCAGATGTAAAGGATGTTCCCAACCACGACCATCCCACGCACCTGACGTGTCTCCGAGGTCAGCTGTACGGTGGGTGAATTAGCGTTCGTCCAGTCGAGAGAAACCGTTCCCTTCTTGTTGATCTGCCGGACGATCAGCTTGTGGGCGGCGTCCAGTGTCGCGATGTAACCGAATCCGTCCCGGCCCCAGACACTGAGGTTGAACACCTCGGTGCTGACCCCGCCATCAGATCCCACTTGGGCACCATCCGGGTCGACCAGGAGAAACGAGCCATCCGTGGACTCGTTCATGATCGCATGGCCCTTGCCAGACATCGGGGTCAGGTCCGACCACGCGAGATGGTTGATGTCCTGAATCCGCCGCGTCTGCGTCGTATCGTGGGCCGTATCGAGATACTTCGTCAGCCCAGGCCGCTGGCCACCCCGTGCCCTTCCACTGGACTCGGAGTTCAGGGTGCTGGCAGTGTCGGGGGACGAGGCTGGGAACGGACGCACGTTCTGTGCGTCAACAGTGGTCCCTTCAGGCTGTAGCTCGTAGCCAGAGCCCTCGTGGATCCCGTTGAACGGGAAAGCCATCGTGAACACGCTTGGCTGACGAGGCATCCATGCTCCCTCTTGGCACCATCAGATGCTCGCTACGAACAATTCAAGGTCACACGAGGCTGTGTCAGCATCTGCCGTGATATCAACCAGGTCGCCAAACGTGTTCGTCGTCAGGCCAGCGTTGTCCACCGCATCCATCGTGTCCACCACGCCCCCGGCCAGGTCACCGTTGTAGATGAAGGACTGTCCCTTATCTAGCTTCACGCTGAACTCGTCGTTGTTCTCGTTGCGAAAGATCAGCCCGACGAAATTGGTGTCATCCAAATTCGTGATGCGGATGTATACGACCTTGGTTTCATCGAATTGGCCAGCTGCTACAGCAGTCCCAAATGCCAAGATGATCTGCTCGGTAGTCGTGGCAGTCACGATACGCTTGCTCACCTCGTTTACCGAGGCAATGCTGAGCGTGTTCTCAGCACCCTGGTCACGACCATTGAGCTTGATCGTCTCAGTGATCTTCACCGTCATGGTTGCAGCTGTAACGGTGCTGGTCATGCTGCTGCCACCTCGTCATAGACAACACACCCGTTGATCGCACCATTCGTTGATGTGATCTGGAATGCCTCCCCCGCTTCGGTCTGCACCCAGCCAGCAGGATTGTACGGCAAGATGACGTTGAGGGCTGTTGCCCCGGCAATCTCACCAGTCAGCTGAGTCGACGCACTCTTCAGGGCCACGGTAATGCTGCTGCCAACCCCGGTGAACACAGCAGCCAGAATGCGGATCCTGTACCCGGTCGCGGCAGCCACGACTTCAGTCGTAGTCGCACTGCCCTGGTCGATGCTGGCGAACTTCTGACCAGAGCCTGCGAACACCGAGTTCTGCAGCTGGTCTAGAGCACTGGTTGTCGAAGAAACCATGCGTCACCCCGCTATGTTTGAACCTTGAGCCCGTCGATGTTGCTGTCGGTGGCGGAACCCAGGTTGATGAAGATGTGCGCATCATCGTCGTTATCAGCCGCCCCAGAGTTGATGATGATGCAACCCTTGGCGTAGCCAACGCTCCCGTCAGCCGGGGCATCCCCACCAGCACTGCCAAGGTCCTCGACCACGAGCAGCTTGTTTCCAGCCTCGTCAGACGCGATGACGCCGGTTGCGTCGTGAAGTTTGTGTCTGCCAGTCATCGTGTTCTCCTTACGTTCCCTGTCCCTTGTAGGTCACGCCACTGCTGAACAGGGTCATGCGACGTGGCCCGTACAACTCCCGACTGTCCGAGGAGTCCGCGTTGTACCCGTAGATATCCGACTTGTTGTCCTGGCGGTCCCGTGTCACCGATGTTATCAGAAATTCCTGAAAAGTCTGCCACATTGCACCACGCTCCCCGTCCATTCGGCGCTCCGCCTCGGACAGGCAGCTATACAGGATTGTCTCGCTGTGCTGGCTGATCCCATGCACCATGTCGCTGGAACTGATCGGCTTGTCTGGGAGGACCCTGTACCGATAAGTCAACGTGGCGTCTGACGTGACATCAGGCCAGAACATGATCTCGTATCTCGTGCCCTCAACCGTGCTGGACCTGCCCTTGGTGCGGATGGCCGCGTAGAACGGATCGTTGCTTGAGTAGCTCAGGTTGTAGTCCCGCTGGCGAAGCTCACGCATCCGGCCCTCGCCAACGAACTCGACCGGCTGCAGGGCATTGTCAGCCTGGGCGTAGGTCATCACCCCGAGAACATTCCCGAAATCGTCAGGCAGATCGTAATCGTCCTGATGCAGGGAGTACGTCGTGCTGGCAGACGAATCGGAAGAACTGGATGTATCGTCCAGCGTCAACTGCGAGTCGGAGTCACGGGTGTTGACCGTGTAGTTCACACCACTGATACCGATCTCGCCAACTGCGGCCCAGGTTGGCCACGTTCCAGCGGACAGGGTGACCACCCCGTTGGTGGCCGCGATAGTCCCCGTGGTGTAACTCGCGTTCAGCGACAACTTGGCAGACGGCATGAGGAAGGACCAGTCATGGGTCCTCCCCTCAACCGGGGGCGGGTGATAGAACTGACGCAGCCCGGAATGGCACGCACGATCGACAATGCTTTTGCGATCGGTGTCACTCTCATTGGTGTAGCCCTCCTCGTTCCCACCGAACAAGAACTCGTACACCTCGTTCCGGATGTCCTCCCATTTCAGGGAGAGCGTTGGCTCACTCATCCTTGGTCACCTTGTCCGGTCTCACCACCCTGACCCGCTCCTCGCCATCCAACTGGACACGAAGATGCCCCTTGGGGGTCAGCCCCAGGAACTGGGCGCGGAACATCTGCCCCTTCACATCCACGTTGATGAACTCACCAGTGTGGATGTGCTCCAGGTCAGACTCGTCGCTCTTCTCCAACTCGGCAATCCGACCGCTCAGGTACGAGATCTCGTTGCACAACGCGAGAACCCATCCACTCGGATGGCTCTCGGCATTGGCCATCATCGCCTGATTCTGAAGGCGGTTGAACGACTTCGAGACATGCTCGGAGATAGGACCCCCCAGCATGTGCTCAATACGCGAGCGGTTGACATCCATCCATCGTGCATCACCCCGCCATACGAAAGTTCACAAACCGCTTCCACGACGGCTGGGTCCTTCTTGGCCGCAGACTTCTTCGGGGCCTTCTTGGCCACTGTCTTCTTCGGGGCCTTCTTGGCCACTGTCTTCTTCGCCACCTTCTTGGGGGCTGCCTTCTTCTTGGCCATGTTCCTTCTCCCTGCTTGGCACCCGAGGGAGTCCAACGCCCCCCCGGGTGCTGCGGCACCGGTTTACTACTCTTCGACTCCCAGTGCCCACCAGTCCATCTGCAACTTGGACTCGGCAGCTGTGCCGACCTTCGTCGCGAGCAGCAGGCTGAGTTCCTCGTCATCAGGGAAGGTGGCCGCATCCAGATTCGTCTGGGTGACGTAGACCGACTCTTCAACCCCGTTGTCGATGAAGATCTTGATCTTCTTGTCGTCCGGGTGATTGCCCGGGTCGTACAGGAATCCCATCTTCATGTAGGTGTCAGCGACCATGTCCGCGACATTCGCGTGAACCTGAGTGGTCTGACCAGCAGTTCTCCAGGTGAAGTCAAGCTCCTCGCCGTTGTCCTGAAGAACACTGAACCCGACCATGTCCTTCGAGGCCAGTGCGCCCGAGCCGTCGGCCAGCGTGTCAACTGCAGCCAGCCCTTCCTCGGCCAACCCGACGAAGAATGAGAGGCCGTTGTCACCGATGCTGGCCTTCTTGATCCGGCACTCGAAGGCAATCCGGCCTGCCCCAGTCGCATCAATCGCAACCATGTTTCCGGAACCACCGCCCGTTTGCATGATGCCTTCGTCGTTGTCGGCATCGTTGCCAGCAACCTCGATGACGCCAGTGGATTCCGTGGCCAGACCAGCAATGGTCACACCAACATCGGTGTAGATGTCGTATCCGGTCGCGGCCCGTGTGATCGCGTTGACCAAACTGGCATTGGAGTTGTTGGCCTTCGTGTCGTTGTCAATGTCAGTGGTAGTCGTCGGAGAGACGGTTCCAGCAGCGGAAGCAATGTTCGCGCCGCCGAAGTTCAGGAAGTCGTCAAAGTAGTACCGACCACCGAGACCGACGCTCCAGTTCTTGATGGGAAGACGGCCCCAGATGCGGCTCGAAAGCCCGCGAGTCTGGGCAGAACTTGGCCCGGTGGGGCCCTTGTGTTGGACGTAAGCAGTCATGAGCTATTGCTCCAGTGTCGCCAGTCGGGAGAAAGAAACCTGGGGGTGGCGTGGCGACGATAGCCACCCCCAGGTCATCGGAGGACATCGAAACTACTTGCTCAGAACGAAGCCGCCACGACGGCGATCAACACAGCTGAAATTCATCGTGCAGTCTGTGTACTGCACCATAGTACGGTGCTGGTACGGATGCGGCTGCACCTTCGTCTCCTTCATGTACTCGCCCTGCAGGAAGCACGGCTTGAACACGGCCCAGTTGATCCCGTAGATCGGGTTGGTCGTGTCACCAGTACCGGAGTTGTTGTCGAAGTACGGAACCCACTCCACGGGGATCCTGCGGAACATGGTGTTGCCATCTTTGCTGGCGACATCGTTCCCCAGGTTGTCGTTCTGGGACTCCAAAATTTCTTCCAGAGTTCCCAGCACCGTGTAGTCGGTGTAGTAGCCCCAGTTGGACTTCATGTTGGAGAACGGGCCGTCGACAGGCGGCTTGAACTCGGTTTTCGTAGCAGCCTCCCGCCATTTGCGGATGAGATCCTGCTTGGACACGTTGACGTACTGCGCGTTCCAGTTCTTCCACCTGGAGTACGTATTGGGATCCAACCCACCGACATCGGTGAACCCCGTGGGTCGACCACCGTTGAAGCCACCCGTGGTGGAGTAGCTGGTGGTGTTGATCCAGTAGGGAACCCCGAACGGAGCGAGGGTGTCGCTCGAACTCGTGGGCTTCGACCAGAAGTTCCCTTCCATCAACTCGGCCAGATCGGTCATCGCATCGACGCGACTGGTCTGGAGCAGGTTGACGAGACGGGCGGGAGAACGGTTCATCGCGATGACCCGCTCCTCCAGCGACCAATGCGTCTCATTGTGCCGCCAGGGGATGTTCCCCGTCTTCTGCGTGTCAGCAGTCGTCGGGTTGTCCGTCTCTGCCAGTTTCACATTGCGAGCTGCATTGTTGCTGAACAAGCGAACATTGAACTGGTATCCGTATCCAGAACCGAACTGGACGGACTTCTTCTTCAGGATCCTGGGCAACGCGATGTGGCTCTGGTTGTCCACAACGATGTCGGCCCACGTCGTCTTCTCCAGAGCCCGCAACGTGGTCGTTACGAGATCTGCATAATCATCTGCCTGATAAGGCATTGAAACACTCCATTATGAGTGCCCCCTATTGAGAAGACATCCCGTGTTCAGCCTGCCAATTGGCAGCAGCCTGGACCGCAGCCTCGTACCCAGTATCCGGAGTATCATCACGGTGCTGAGGTAATGCCGTGGCCTGACGGGCAACCTGAGATGCCTTGTCGGAGACACGTTGCAGAGCCGCTTGGCTCATTTCTTTCCCATGAACGGCCTGTGATGCCCGATCAACCAACACGTCGAGTGGGGGAACTCCTTCACCCCGTCCAATGTACCCATGACCCAGCCGGGCGACTTCGTCAGCCACAGCGATACGGTTCATGGCATTGTCTTCTTGCAGTTCATTCAGCCTGCCGCGTCCGTAGACACCCTCGTCCATGCTGTTGAGGAGCATGTCCATCTCACGGCCAGCCGCTTCCATCTGCATTCGCTGGGTGTGCATCAACACGGAATTCAGCGTGTTCTGCATCTGCCCCATCTGATTGGTGTAATGATCGTTCATCTCAATGATCTCGGAGTCGTAGTCCCCCGGATCCTTGAACTCGAAGACCTCTCTGCCCTGTCCCTGTGCAGCGGTCACGGCCTCTTGGGCCTGCTGCTGCTGCTGCTGCACCTCTGGAGACTGGTTCATCGCCTGCTGCATCTTGGAAGCCCACTGGTTGGCAACCAAGTCAAACGCCTCGGGGTTCGGGAATCCTCGTACCTGATCGGGTTCCAGGCCCATCGCCTTCCCCAGGGCGTACTGGTCATTCCGCCACTGGTCTTGAGGTTCAGAATCCGGTGCAGCCTCTTCCTGAACTGCCTCAGCATCAGCGAACACCTCGGGCGGCTCCTCGCTCAGGAGTTGCTCGCTCTCAGGGATCGGTTGCTCTTCGATGAGTTCTGGTTCTTCTGGCATGTCTTCCCTTTCCTAGTAACGCATCTTCCGGGCTGGACGCTTGGGACGCTTCGTCGAACTGCTCTTCTTCTGCTTCCCTGCCTTCTTCGACTTCGACTTGGGCATCCTAACCTCTCTAAGAGTTGGAATCCTTGTTGTGGAGCCCAATCGTCTTCAAATACTTCTTTTGCTGCGTATGCGAGGTGAAGTGTGGCCTGCCCTCGCGGTCAAAGTCAAGTGCGAAACCGTGCTTCCTAGCGTGCTGCATTGCAGCGTCACTGTCATCCGGATGCACTGCAGCACCCTCGGAGACGATCACCTGATGGCTTTCGTAGCTCCTGCGTATCCTCCCCAACCCCTTGGAGTTCTTGACGAACTGCTTCCTGGGGACCTCGTCACCGTTGATCTTGTACACAACCGCCATTAGACGTATCCCGCGAGTCCTTGAAGCTGCTGGCCATAGGGGATACCGGGAAACTGCTGCCCGTATGGCATTGAGGTCATGGGTTGAAGCTGAGGCTGGTTACCTGGGAGAAACGGATTGAATATCGGTGCGGGAGGTGCGACCCGGGGTGGTGGAGCAGCCCCAGGGAAAAACTGAGCAGGACCAGCAGCTGCAGGAAGAAACTCGCCAGGAAGAATCGAGTCGTAAGCATCCATTTGCGGAAAGGGGTTCCCCATGTCGAACTGCTGCTGCCCGTACTCGCTAAACCCGAAGGGGGGCGGATTTGGCTGACCGAAGAACGG